GGGGATCCTCCCCTGGGTCATGAGAGGGTGCCTGAGCGTCTAACGATGGGTGCGACGAGTCTGGCTCGCTTGGTGCTGTTGCATGACCTGTGAGCGGCCTTCTTGTTGTCTAGGGTGTCTGTTCCGCCCTTAGCCAGTGGCTTGACGTGGTCCACGACGTAGGACATGGGGTCGAGGTGGGGGAGTGTGTAGTCGATGGGGTTACCGCAGATGTGGCAGGCTGGCTTATCTCTTGCGATGCGTGCGCGGTGCTTGTCCCTTGTTGCACTGTTGCGCTTGATGGTACTCATCACACGGTGACTGTTTCGTAGGTGATGTGGAAGGGGCCTACGTACTTGTCCTCGAAGGCGTTGCTGCAGTGTCCGCATAGGTAGAGCAGGCTGAGGTTGGGGAAGAGTACCCGTGCTTTGGCTTGCGCTGATGGGTGCCGGTCGCATGTCTGCCCATCCATCGCATGCCTCCTGCTGCCGATCAAGTGGTACTGGCGTGGGTCGAACACGCGCCCACCGTTCCAAGGGTGGGATCCAATCAGCAGTACCTCCGTGCCCGCCACTGAGAGAGTAGGCAGCACGGCTATGGAGTTATCCCGCCATCACATTCGATCTAGCGGGTTGTGAGCAGGTTCCCGAGTCCGTGCCTGCTGTCACGGTGCCCGGTTGGTGTGTGCTTCCTCGCTCGCACACATTCCCCGTCTCGCTAACCACGCCATGCCGCATGGGGGATCAGCATGGCGTGAACTTTTGGGTGCAAAAAAGGCCAGTCACTTGGACCGGCCTGGATTTGGTGAGACTTATGACCTCGCCAAGTCACAGTTTAACGCATTTAGCTCACTTGTGCGACCTCTCGTTTCGGCGTGTCTGAAGCAGCCCTAAGCCACTTGAGGTTGTCGCCGTTCCATTCAGCGCCGCAGCCCTCACATTCGGCAGTCCATGTTGCGGGCGGGGATACCGTATCGGTGTCGTTGTCCCAGTAGTGGACGGCCAGGCATGGTTCGCGTTCGGCCCCGTGGAAGCGTTGTCCGCATGCTGGGCATGGGATTGATGGTCTCCATGGCGGGCGTTTGGCTGCGAGCAGTTCACGGATGCTGTCGATCCATTCGAGCGTGACGCCCTCAAGGTATGGTTGCCATTCACTTGAGGCAGCCACGGACCATGCACGCAGCAGTTCAATGAAGTTGCCGCGGTATTCGTTGCCGGTCATCTCGAAGTGTTCGCTGAGTACCTGCGCTTTTATCTCGTTCTCTAGTTTGACGGCCTTGGAGTTGACGACGAGCCCGCCACCTCCTGTGCCGCCACCTTGTGCGCCAAGGCTGGATCCGCTAGCCGCCCGAAGCTCGGCCAGCAGTGGTGCAGTTTTCTTGTACTCGCCCTTCTCGGTCATGGTCATGTGCTCGGATGTCAAAATGTGGACATGGTCGGCCAGACTCATATGGCTTCCCCCTTCGTGATCGTGACCATGACGCCTGGTATGCCGTGGTACGTCTTGGTTGCGGTGATGGATACGATGCGGGCGTCGTCGGTGATGACTCCGCGCTGCGTCTTGGTGGTGGATAGCGAGTCGAGAGCGGCACGGATCAGCTTGTCGATGTCGGGCTTGACTGCGGGAAGTGTCCAGCGTGGTCGTTTCGGCGGGGCGATCTGGAACACGAGGCTGACCGTGAGTGGCCCGTCGAGTGGTTCGCCGTGGTGTCGCGCCATGGTTGCGGTGCGGATACTGTTCCGCCACGCCCGCAGTTTCGGTGTGACGCCGACGATGTGCCCGCCGTAGACGTTCACTGAGCCTTGGGGGATGGGTGTGCCGGGGATGAATGCGTGGATCATTGGCGCTCCGTTATGACTTCGAGGTCTGCTGTTCGGAAATTGGCGTACTCCATGCCGAGAAATACCCATACGTTCCCGGCGAGTTCGTTGGATGCGATGGTTCCTGTTCGTCCGGCGTATCTGCCGTAGCGTTCAGTGTCGGCCAGGACGCGCACACGTGCCCCTCTCGCAGCCTCTCCCGTCCCTAGTGGCACACGGACCCCACCAGCCCCGTTCGTCGCGCCTGTGCCGTGTCCTGCGGGTTGTGAGCGGGTCATGAGGCTTTCCTGTCCTTGGCCCGGCGCTGCCTCTGCAGTTCCAAACGGCGAGCATGACGCTCAGGGGTTATGGGGTTATTGGCGCGCCATGCTTCATTCCGCCGGTACACGCACGTCTTGCACTTGCGCTTACCTGCGTCATAGATCAGATTTTCGCCCGCATACTCATGCCCTTGTGGACAGTGGGTGATCACCGCCTTGTCGTAAACGCGGTGGCATCGGTGGCACATCGGGACATACTTGGTGAAGTCGGCTGAATACTTTTGCCCCAGAGGACTGGTCATCTCGCTGGGGCAAGGGTCATCGTAGGTATACGCCCACTCGTCAGCCCTTTCCCCGCAACCGCACATGTAGTTGCTGGCTTTACCTTTTGCGCGCCAGATTCGCTCATGTACGCCGATGTAGGTGATTTCATTCATGCCGTCACCGTCCTTTCTTGATTCCAATGAGTGCAGCGAGGATCGCCTCAGCGAGTAACGGCGGGACAGCGTTCCCGATTTGCAGGAAGGTCTTGCCTGTGAATTTGAAGCCGTTCGGGTATGACTGGAGCGTCGCCGCTTCCTCTGCGGTTAGCCGGCGGGTGCCGTCCCACTTCATGCGGTCGGCCTTACTGGTCAGGGTCGCCGCGGGCTGGTTGATTGTCCGCTCGCCCCGTTTGGATGCATCGCCGCCCGTGCCGTAGTTGGATCGCAGGACGAAGCCGCCAGGCTCCATGCCGCCCGCGGATGCCCTGATAGCAAATGCCGGTGCTTCTGCTGGTCTGCCCGGCCTGGTGCCGTAGCGTTCGACCATGCCGCGCCCCATAACCTTTTCGGCGGTGAAGCCTTGGAAGCCAAGCGCAGCACCCATGGGCACCCATGAAGAAACCCCGGCATCAAGCTTTTCCGGGGTTCTTGGGTAGTACTTGGAGTGCGTGGGTATCGGTAGATGAACCGGGCCGCCTAATCGGGCGACTAGGATTGCTCGCTTGCGTGTCTGCGGTACGCCGTACTGTTCGGAGTTGAGCACTTCGACTTTCACGTCATAGCCCCACTCGCGCATGACATGCGCGCACGCTTGCCAGACGGGCAGGACGGTAGGCACCTGCTCCCAGACAACGAGCTTTGGACGGTCCCGCCAGACGTAGGCAAGCGGCGTTAGTACCAGCGCCGTCCGCATGTCGTGCTGTTCGCCAAAGCGGATCAGCGCTTCTGCGTCCTTGTACGCGTGGGCCTCGATGGCTTCCAGGACTTCATCAAGCGCGGCACGACCTGAGCCGCTACCGGCGATGCTGAATGTCTGGCAGGGTGGTGATGCGATCTTGAGCCCATACCGGCCATATCGCGCCCCGTGCTGTTCTTTTGTGAGCCGCAGACCTTCCCATGCATCGCGATAGATGGTCTCCATACCGTTGGCCTCGCGGGTCGCCACGGCTTCGGGCATGATCTCGACGCCCTTTTCCTTGACGACACCTAAGCTCTTGCAGGCAACTCCCCAGCCAGTGCCGGCGAATAGGTCAAGCGCTACTATGCGGGCGGTACTCATCTCTCTCCTTCAACAGCAGAAGCCGCCCAGTCATGAGCGGCTCCAATTTCCTCGGCTCGTTCGTTGAGCCAGTTGACGGCGTGTTCTGCGCCGCCGTATGCGGTTTCGAGCGGGTAGGCGGCGGACGCTTCCCGGATGGCTTGGGCGGTCATGCGGCATATCCTTCTGGTCGGTTCCGGTCCCGGATGTATGAGTTGTGGCCGATGAAGTCCATGTGCGCCGTCCCCGTGATCCCGTGGCGGTTCTTCGCCACGATCAGATCCGCCTCATGTGGGGACTCCATCAAATCCCTGTGCATCAGGATTACGACGTCGGCGTCCTGCTCAATGGCACCGCTCGAGCGCAGGTCTGAGAGTTGCGGGACTCTTCCTTCCCTGCTTTCCGACCCGCGGTTCAACTGCGACAACACAATCACCGGAACACCAAGCGCCTTAGCCAGGAGTTTGAGCTTCCTCGAGTGCTCCGTGACCACCTCATATTCGGACTTCCGCTTGTCCGTATGCTCGAGCAACCCTAGGTAATCCACCACGACAGCAGCCAAGCCGTGCTTGCGTTTCACAGCCCATGCGTGCCGTGCCACCTGCCCCATGGTCGCGTCTGCGGACTTGTCAATGAACAAGGGCAGTGTGCCCCACCGTCCACGGGCGTTAGCCACGCGTTCCCAGTCGGCGTTCGTAAGCCTCCGTGACGTAATCCGGTGCATGTCCACCCGCGCCTCTTGCGAGACCATGCGCAACTCGAGCTCCGTGTGGTCCATCTCGAGCGACGTGAACGCCACCGGGCCACGGTTCGCCAAGGATAGAGCAGCCTGGAAGCCCGCCACGGTCTTACCTACGGACGGACGGGCCGCGATGATGTACAAAGCACCCGGACGCCAGCCTTGGATGAAGTGGTTCACGTTCACCCATGGGGTTTCCGTGTATGTCACGGGCTCGTCCAGGGAGTCCAGTGTTGCGTCGATCGTCTCGGATACCGGGCGGATACTGGCGCTGTTGCTCGAGGTGATGGTTTCCATGGCCGCCCGTGCTTCGTCGGTCAGCGTGTCAATGTCGCCACCCTCTTCGGCACGTTGCCGGAGTTGGCCGGCGACCTGTACCAGACGACGACGCGCACCGTGCCCTGCGACAATCCCGGCGTAGTAGGCGCCCACGGATGGTGTCGGGCACGCTGCTGCGAGATCGTGCAGGTAGCTGGGCCCGCCAGCACGATCAAGCTTGCCATCTGTCAGTAGTGCGGCGACGACGGTCACGGCATCGACCGGCTCGCCCCTGCCGTTCAGGTCAAGGATCGTGTCGAAGATCGTCTCATGCGCTGGGCGGTAAAAGTCCTGGCCCTGCACTGACTCCGCTATCTCCTGGATAACCGAACGGGACAGGAGCATCGCACCCAGCACTGACCGTTCGGCGTCGATGTCCTGCGACGGGTTCACTGGCTGATCGCCTGACGGTTCAGGAACGCCTCGAGTGGCTGGCTCCCGTTCTGGTATGCCTCGTAAGCGTTGGGGGTAATGGCGCCGGTGCGGACGGCTCTACTTAGTTCCAGCATTTGAGCGGACCATGAGCCGCCCTCGAGCAGTCGTTCCTCGTCGGCACGGTTCAGGTGGTAGCCATCCTTGAACTCGTATGCGCGGGTCTGCTCCATGACGCGGCATCGTTCCACAATCTGCGCGGGCATGATCCACGCTGAGTTGGTGCGGAAGTAATCAGAGACGGCCTTGAGTGCATCGTGCACTGTGTGCGGCTCGAGGACTTCCTGCCACGCGATGATCGTTGCGTCGTCCACGTTGCGGTTATCGAAAGCCTGGATCTTCGTGAGGACCATTGAGGTTTCAGCGATATTCATTGTCATGCGCCTATCTGAAGTTGGTCGTTACCGTTTAGTCGGTCTTGCAGTGCTTGTCCGCGGGCGAGAGTGTCCCGCATCTTGTCGCCGGTGGTGGGCTTGGCGTTGGGTGCGCGTTCGGCTGCGTTGAGCAGCCAGTTACGCCACGTCGCTACCCAGTCGAGCTTCACGCCCTTGGCCCCTGCGATCGCCTGCCAGTAGTTGACGAACTTGGCGGTTTCTCGAGGGCCATCAACGGTCGGTGCATGCTCTCTGGCCCAGGCGACCATTTCCGGGGTGGCTATGAAGTCAGCGGGGATTCTCGTGCCGCGCTTTGTGCGGCTAGAAGAAGCTTTAGCTTCTTCTGTCTTTGTATCTGTCTCTGTCTCTGTCTTAGCTAGGGAGTTGCTAGAGCATTCGTCTAGCAGGTGCTTAGCAGGTGCTTCCGAAGTGCTTGCAGGTTGCTTGGCTTTTGCTAGGCCACCCTTACGCCCAGCCTCACGTTTTAGCTCGATGTCTGCGTTTGTGGTCTGGTGTTCAGCGAAGTCGTGAATAGCCCAACCGCCCTCCATGCGCTTCCATGACGGGCGCTCAGGGTCATTCGAGGACAATTCAGCAGCCACTTCGGCGCCCCATTTCCTCATCACGATCCGTTCATCAAGGAATCCATCAGTTAGTTGCCGCCGCGCATAGAGGGTTGATTCGAACAGTGCGCGGAATGCGGCATCTGACAGCAGCATGATCTTCGCGTGCTCATCCATGCCGATGTCGAACCTGGCATAGAGTCGGCGGTCCTTGGTCATTTCGCCGCCCGTTTGATGAGGGTCCGGACTGCGGCTTCTGTGACCCCGTAGGCGTCTGCTATTTCCTGGTTGGTGAGTCCGTGCTCCTTGGCTATGCGGGCGTAGTAGCCGCGGTGTAGCCGGTGCTTCTGGTACTCGGTGTTGGCGAGCTTCAGGAATGTCCTTGCGAGCTCTTGCCGGTCGCCTGTCTTGCTTGGGGTGCAGTCCGGTAACATGACTGTCAGCCCTCCTTGTCTGATTACTCCAGATGGACGGTTAGAAGCCCTGGCCTGTTGGTAGCAGTCCGGGGCTTCGTTGGTCCCTCTAGTTTATCGAATGCATGTTCGGTAACTTGGTTGATTTGCGGCGTGTTGCGCCTCTAGCTCTTCACCAAATGGGGAACGTGGTTTATCATTTGCACCGCCCGCGCTTGGCGGTAGTTCCGCGTGTACTGAGCCCTCGCCGCTTTGCATGGAAAGCAGGGTGTTGATCTGTCCCTGATGTGCTTCTGGTAGCCGCTGTACGTGCCGCAGACAGGCTCGGCACGGCGGAAGTTGACGGGGATGGCACTGAGCGCCTGGACTTGCCTGGATAGGGCCTGGATGGTCAGCCTGAGTGATTCCCGCTCCCTCAGTAGGTCGAGGATTTGCGCCCGCATTACATGGTCTGCTGTGGGCTGCGAATTACCCCTGATGTATGTCACTTCCGCCCCCTCCCTTGCGTCATGTTGCGTATGGCCTCATCGGCAGTGGGGTCGCGATAGTTCACGGTCCCGTTCGTGCGGCTGCTGGGTCGTCGTTCTTCCCAGTGGCAGGCGCATGTGCGGTTGAGCGCGCAGACCCCTGACAGTGGCGTCCAGCAGCAGCCTCGGGCGCAGGTCATGCGGTTGCGCCGAAGTCGAGGGCGGCATTCCGGAGTCGAGTCTCGAGCGACAGCCTCAGGTAGTCCGCGCTCAGATCAACTCCCACGTACTTGCGTCCGTTATTCTGCGCTACAAGGCCAGTCGTCCCGGAGCCGCTAAATGGATCCAGCACGGTCCCTCCAGGCTTACATCCGGCAATGATGGCGCGACGGGCAAGCTCCTGCGGGAACACCGCAAAATGCGCACCGGGAAACGGTTGAGTATTGATACTCCACACATCACCGGGGTTCGCGCCCTGTTCGTGCATAGCTCGCGTCTTGGTGTTCGGTCGCTGTCCGGGTGCTGCGTAGGGAATTCTCGCACGGGTGGCCGCGCCGATGGTTGACTCCGCATGTTCCGTCCGAATTGGGTCTAGGTCGAACCAGTACCGCTGACTTTTGGCGAACATGAACAGGTTTTCATGGCGCCCACTGAGGCGATCCGTGACGCTTTCCGGCATCGCATTGGGCTTGTGCCAGATGATTGAGTTGCGGAGTATCCAGCCATCATCTTGGAGAGCTAGGGCGACACGCCATGGCATGCCCAGTAGGTTCTTCCGCTGGGAGCCCTTGCCGGTAAACGCTGACGGGGTGTCTGCCTCGGCGTGCTTATTCTTGTTGTCCGGCGCGGACTTCCCACCACGGATGCCACTGTAGCTATCGCCGATGTTCAGCCAGAGAGTCCCGTCGTCAGCGAGCACGCGGCGGAGTTCGGAGAATAGAGCGCGCATGGTTTCGACGTAGGCCGCGGGGGATTCCTCGAGTCCGTACTGTCCCTCGTTGCCATAGTCCCGCAAGCCGTAGTAAGGCGGGCTGGTGACGATGCAGTCCACGGAGCCTGACTCGAGCGTGCGGGCAACATTGAGGGAATCGCCTTGATGCAGGGTAATGGTTTCGTCTTGGTAGTAGAGGCTCACGGCATCTCCTTCAAGTAATAGGTCGCGACGCCCAGCCGGGGGAGGGTCTGGGCGCCGCGGGTATGTGGGCAACAAAAAAGCCGCACTGTGGCGGCTCAGGTTTATCGGCAGTCGCGGCATTCGGTGTGGTCGCCGTCCCGCTTGGGGTGGTGGACGTGGAACCGGATTCCGCAGCGGGTGCAGATCCGTTCGTTGTAGCGGAGGGCTGGCTGGTGCGGGCGCGACCGTGCGCGGAGGGTGAGGGCTAAAATGGCGGCGATTGGTCGGCCCCACTCGGCCCAGCACCCCAGCCGCCCGCGTTGGCTTGCGGCGTGGCCCACGGATCCGACTGTGCGGCGGGGGTGGAGGCGGCAGCTTGACGTGCACCCTTCGCGGGCATGATGTCAACACCCTTCACGTTGACGTCCAGGCTGAGTCCCCGTGACCCGTCCTTGGCTTCGTACTTCCGGGACATGAAATCGCCGTAGATTGTGACGCGTGAACCCTTGGGCAGTTTGCCGTCGTAGTGCTCAGCGAGACTGCCCCAGATTGTGCATTCGAACCACTGTTCGGCGAGGGTTTCCCAGTCGCCACTATCGAGCTTGCGGGACTTTGAATCGGCCACACTGAAACTCATGAATGGGCTGCCAGATTTCGTGTACTTGAGTTCCCCATCCCGGCCAACGTTCCCGGTGAATTTGATGTCAGCCATTACGCTGCCACCCCCGCAGTCAGTGCTTCGACAGCCTCGAAAACTTTTGCCGCGAACTGGTCAACGTCGGGCTGGGTCTGGAGTTGGTCTGAGTGCTGGAACATACCCTTGCGTATCCAGTGGGCATTGATGAGTAGGTGCGACTCTCGGGCGTAGGCGGATTCCTCATCAGCGAACACCAGTTCAATGGTGAACATGATGGACGGCTCGACTTCCTTGGCCCTTGCGAACAAGGGTTCGAGGCGGGTGTATGCGTACTGGGCGAGCGCCAGGACTCTGTTGTTCGTGGTCATGTGGTGGGTTCCTTGGTCTGGGCGGTTACGTAGTCGATGATGTGTGGGGGTGCGCCTTGTTCGGTGAGCCAAGTGATGTACTCGGCGGTCTTGCCTTCGGTGACGGCCTTGGCTGTGGTGGCAACGACGTCGGCAGGGACGGTTTTGTCTACCTGCTTAGGCTCGTCAGGCAACGGTTGGACGGTGAAGTTCTTACGCTTGCCTCGGGTTGCCGTGAGTGCCACGGTCAGCGGCTTCTCAATGTGGCTGAGATGACTTATCTCCACCCCACCAACCTTGTCCCGCCCGAAGGTGATCTCGGGGTTCCTGAAGAGCGTCAGGCGACGGCCAGTGTAGGCGGATGCTTCGGGACCCCACGCGCTCACTAGGATCCGGCGCATGGATTTTGATGGACGGTAAGCGCGTCCGGGGAACTCCACAAGGTGAACATCCACGGGCTGCTCCGGGTTGCCCTTGGCAACCTCCCTGATGGTCACAGTCACGGGGCCGCTGATCAGATCGTCCGCATTGATTTGGTCACTCTTCGGCGCGATCGTTTCGGTTAGGTCCATGGCTAAAGCTCCACTTCGATGTCACTGGATATGCCGAGTAGTTCCTCGGATTGGTAGATGGCCCACATGGGCAGGCCGACGAGTTCGGTGGCGGGGTAGCCGGGCCAGGTGTTTGACTCAACGCACTCCCGGTAGATCCTCTTTGCCCGGTCGTTGAGCATCCGTCCGATGTTGATGGCTTCGACGTCTAGCTCAACCACGGACACAAGGTAGGGCTCCGTCTTTTCGACCAGCACAAAATGGAACGGCAATTCTTCGCCCGTCGCAGCCTTTACGCCGTCGATGTAGTGGGCGGCTGACTGGTGGTATCCGTATTCGTGTGCCGTCTTGCCGAACTCGTTAGGGTCAGCGCTGCGGGAAGTCTTGAGATCCACGAGTGCTCCGGGCTTCCATGCGTCCGGGCGGCACTTGTACATCTGCCCTTCTTCTTCCCAGAACACGGACTGTTCCGCCTTGTGGTCAGTGAGCGCAGCGCGGGCCAGTGGGTGCGCCATAACGGCATCGTTCATGGCGAGGATCTGCGCCATTTCCTTCCTGAGTAGCGGCTGCCTACCGTCCGCGAGTACCGCAGCCTTGGCTTCCTTGGCTGCCTTTGTGAGCCAGTTGTCAGTCTCGACAATGACGATCCCGGACGTGTCACCTTCGAGGATCAGTGAGTGTGCCGCCGTGCCCAACGTGAACGCGTCCGAGAACTTCGGGTGCGTCAGGTCGTACTGGTAGTGCGCTGGAGTGCGTATGGCGAGCGTCTTGAGGCTGGTTGACCCGAGTGCCGGATCAGCGTGGTAGTCGGCGCTGCTGACTCCGGGGTAGATGCCTGGTGTGTAGCTCATGCCGGATACCCCTTTCCAGTGGTGCGGTCGTAGGTGGTGCCGCATTTGCATCGGTTCCATGTGCAGGTCGTGCTGGGGCAGTGCGGGTTGGCGTTGAGTGCGCCACCGGGTTTCTTGCAGGTCGGGCAGGTTTTCATTGGTGTCTCCCCATAAAAAATGGACCCTCTCAGGTCCGTGTGGTTTGGGTGCCGTGTTGTTCGCAGTCTGGGCTTACAGGTCTCGGTTGTCGCGGGTCATACCTGCTCGCTGGACACTCGCATCCGGGTGTCCGGTTCGCGCCCCTCGACCAGTTCTCAGCGGCGGCGTCGTGGTCCACTGCCCACCGCCGCAGTAACAGCATCGGTGACGGGCTGCACTCTGGCTATCCAGGCGGTGCGGGTCTCGGCATCCAGGAGGAACCATGTTGACGGGTCGGTGTTGGGGTGTTCGGTGAGCCAGAACGCCTGACCACCAGCCTCGGACGGGGACATTGGTCTCGGTGGGGTCTCGAAGTCGTTCAGGGGGTTGTAGAGCATTACGAGGCCTCGATAGCCGCAGCACGGTCAACAGTGGAGTACTCATTCAGGAGTAGTCGGTATTCCGTGTCGTAGAACAATCCGATTTCGCGGGCATGTTCCGCCGCCAGATTCCACCCTTCCCTCAGCGCCTTGGCTTGTGCTTCCTTGACCAGCCCAAACCCCGCAGCCGTGAGGGCGTCGGCTTGGTGGGCTGGGAACTCGTGCGCCTTCATCCAGTTGGTGCGGTCACACCGGCAAAGCACGTACTCGAACCCGTAGCCGCTGACGCCGCTGGGTGCGTGGGCCTCCAGTTCCTCGGCCATGGTCTTCACTGGGACTCCTTCGTATCGATGGACTTCCGCCATTGAGTTACCTGCTCGTATGTCTTGCCATTGACCGTGAGTGTCCCGCGCATTGCCTCGGCCCAAGCACACGCCTCGTCATAGGTGAACCTGTACTGGCGTCGCCGGAATGGTTCAGGCGCCCAGTGCGACCAGTTGCCTGCACGGGAAAGCTGCGGGCCGTCAGTGCCTGGGTATTGCTGCACGGCGTATTTGCCTTTGCCTTTCCAGATAACCCAGATCGAAAACAGGCGAGCGTCACTGTAGAAGTCATCGTCCGGGTCTAGGCCTTCAGGTGGGAACATCTGCTGAACGATCATTCTGGTTCCTCCACGCTCTCCCGGATCGCCGCGAAAGTATCAGGGTCCCGTTGCTGCAGTGTCCGCAACTTCGCGATCAGGTTCTCCTGGCCACGGGTGAGCTCGAACGTCTCCACGGAATGGTTCGCGGACAGTTCTGCCGGGGGGATCATGGCTGGGGCTCGTGGAGGACGGTTGCGGGGAGGGCCAGTGTTGCCACAGGGACAGATGCTTCGTAGCCGAAGAAGTACGCCCTGCCGTTCACGAGATTGGCGATTGACCCACCGTCGGTGCGGACGACCATCATCTGCGCGTCTTGGAGTTCCGCAACGGTGGTGATGGTGCGGGGCTTGCGGTAACCCTTTTCCTCAAGTTCGACTGCGATCATCTCCGCGTTCGCCGCGCTCAGTGGATGTGCCCAGTGGTCCGTGGCGGAGCTGATGTCTGCCGTGAGTCTGTCTCTCGCGTTCACGCCGCCATCCCCTTCGCCTTGGCGTAGGCCTCGCGCATGTCCACTTTCGCGAGGGTTGAGAACTGTTCCCACGCCTCGATGCTGTGCCCGTGGAACGCCGCGATGTGCCGGTCTGAGTGTTGTGCTGCCCAGATGCGCCGGTCAGCCACCCTGAGCCAGAAGGACTGCAGGTAGGGTGAGTGGTCGTAGTTCAGCATGTCGAGGCGGGACCACTGCACACTCTCGCCGTACAGGTTGTAGGCCACAGCTTCACGACCGTTCAGGATGGGGCCGGAGTTGTGGCGACGCTGGGGGAGCAGGCACGCCAGGAATCGGCGCAACGTCCACGGTAAAGCGTGGGAACGGGTGGTGGTCATGATCAGTGGTCTTCTCTCTGGTCTTCGAGGTAACGGTCATATAGTTCGTCGGCGCGGTCATCTTCGTCGTGGCGGTCGCATAGGTCGCCTTCGTTCTCGACCTCTTCGGTGCAATATTCGGCGGGTTCGTCGCGGGTCTGCCGGTAGGTTTGCGCGGGGCAATAGATGGGGTCACTCATCGGTCGTCCTTGGTGGTGTTGTAGCTAGGGAGAGCGACGGACATGTAAGGGTGGATTGGCCTGTTCGCCCATCGGTCGGCAATGTCATAGGTGCGCGTTGTAAACCCGCAGCGACACTCCCACCGATACCAAGACACTCGATGCAGCCACCAGAACGGGCGACGTCGGAAGGTGTGTGCGTGGCTACTCATTCCCCGTCACGCTCCTCGGCACGGTCAAGGCGGCGGGCACGGAGGACGCCGACGAAAGCGAACGCGGTCAGGGCTACGACTAAGGCGGTCATTCGGTTGCCTCAGGTAGAGCTTCAGGGGGATAGACCTCCGTGGTGGTGACGACTCGTTGACGCCCGAACACGGGGCGCAGGGACTCGGGCACGTTCCTCAGTTCGTAGCGCTTATCCTCAAACTCTTTGCGCGCCGTCCTTTCACTGGACCAACCCCCCTTATTGAAGGTCCCATCTGGCCAGAGCCGACCGTATTCGTAGTGCTCCTGCGTGGCAGTCTGCTTCTCGCTCATGACTGGGCTCCTTCTTGCTTACGGCGCCAGACCCGAATGACTCCGTGATGGCGGGATGGGGTGTTGCTGGTGGTGTAGCCGGACGCCTCGATGAAACCCTGGGAGCGGGCGGCTGAGAACGCTGCGCCGACGTGATTGGGGTGAGGTGGCCGACGCATCTCCCGCGTCAGGTCTTGAGCAGTGACAACCTCCTGTGAATGGGAGAGCGCGATGATCGTCGCCACTGCATCCTCAGACCATGTGGTGTCCTCAAGCGCCATTGCCTGCGTCATGCGCACATCACCGCCAGTTCGCGGCTCTGGGTGTGAGCGTCCGCGTCGGCGTCATGGATCGTCTGGTTGTGCTCCATGGCGGTCTCGGTGAACAAGCGAACCGAAGCGTCGGCTATGTCAGTGAGGCTCTGGCTGATCATGCCGCTTTCGTGAACTGCCCAGTCGCTCATGCCGCGTCCTTCCCGGTGATGGCCGCCAGTAGTTCCGCTGGCAGGTTCCGTAGCTTGGCGATCAGGACCACATCGCACGCCGGGAGCCCGAACGTATCCGTAGACGGGGTAAGGGATAGTGCTAAGTCGGCTGCTCGGGCGTTCATGCTGCGTGCTCCTTCATAACTTCGCGGATGGCCTTATTTGCTGTCGGGTCCGAATGGCCTAGAACCTCGTACAGTCCGAGCGGATCAAGGGCCATCAGGTAGGGGAGGTTGCGGCTGAACCAGCGTTCTTCCTTGTGGGGGAATAGTGAATGCAGGTGCTCCACGGCTTCCTTTTTGGACTTGCCTTCAAGTGCTTCCTGCAGCAGGACGTAATCCCGTCCGTCTATCGCTTCCTGGAAAACGGCATAGTCATCCATGGGAAGCCTCCGATCGTGGACCAGTAGGGGTAATGCGGGGTGAGTGTGCCCGAGTGGGGGGGGGTGCCGGCTAAGCGGCGAAGTCTTCGGCCCATTCGGGGTCGAGGCGGCTCTTGGTGCGAAGGTGCTGCTGGTAGATCTTTGCGATATTGAGTGGCTCGGCAGTGAGGTCGTTCGCTTCGGCTAACTGCTTGTAGTGGCTCTCATGGAGGGCAACCTCGGCTAGGCACTGTTGGATCTGGATGTCTGCCACGTGGTCAATTAGTTCCTCGTTCATCAGGAACCATTCGCCTTCATCCCTGATGCTCGCGAACTCGCGGTGGAGTTCACGCTCCCTGGAGACATTGCCGGGAAGGTAGGCGATCAGCCGCGGGTTGCCTACCCATATCGACGGGCGCTTAGCCTTGCCGCCGCGCTCAAGCTGGTTGCAGCGGGATTCGGGGTTGATGCTGGTCCCGATCTTGATGAACGCGCCGCACTGGATGTAGTAGATGAAAGGGCCAAGTTCCGGGAAGGTGGAGAGTTCGCGGGGTCCGTTCATTAGCATCTGTGCGGCTGTGAGTTCAGCGAATCCGTCCATAACTATCGCCTCGGCGCTTCGGTGGGGAGGGCTTCAAGCCACTCCTGTAATTCGGTAGCCAAGATCACCGGCTTTGAGTTCGCGTACCGGGCTGTCATGTCGCTGTTGCGGAGAGCCCTGCGGATGGTGTCTGTGCTGTAGCCGGACGCTTCGGCGGCTTCCTCGATGGAGTACGCGACCTTAGACATTAGGCTGCGCTCGCTGTGACAGTATCCGGGAGAAGCGCGGAGGGCAGGACGTCGATGGCTGCTGCGATCTTGCGGAACTCAACTACCGTGAGGCTGCGGTTGCCCTTGAGGCTGGCGAGCAATGGCTTGTAGCTGATACCTGTCTCTGTGGACAGATCCCTAGCGTTGACGTTCTTGTAGATGAGAGCATTGCTGATTCGTGCCGCGATTTCTGCATCTGTGGCGGTGGCGGTTCCGCTCCGTGGAGTGCTCATAGCTAGACTCTAATTACCTGATTTGGCAATTGCAAGTACAAATCAAGTAATTCTCAGGATTGTGAGAGGAAACCTGCGTACTTCCTGCGGCAATCCAAGTGCCAGTACGTGTTGTTAATTACCCGATTTGGGCAGTAGCGTTGAATACATGGGCACTTACGGTGAGAAACTGGAACTGGCGCTAGCCAAACAGATACGCATAGAGCTAGCCGAGCGTGATCTTGAGCAGAAGGATCTTGCGGACGCCCTGGGTATCGGGCGGTCATCATTGAACCGCTATATGCAGAACCATCAGAGCTTTCCGATGCCAGTCTTCTTCCGCGTCGCGGAGGTCTTTGGGCTATCCCCTAGGGTGCTAATGGAGAGGGCTGAGGCTCGGATTCAGCCAGAAGACTAGATGCGCTCACTCCACGATCAGCGGCGACATTGCCGAACTCGCGGACTGTTATGGCTTGGATGTCGATCGCTTCTTCGCGTTGCATTTTCAGTAACCCCCACGGTGTCGAACCATTCTTTGAGACCTGCGTCCGGGTGGCTTCCGAAAAACCGGTCAACCACCTTTCCTGCCCTCGACGATAGTCTCATATGGGTCCAAGAGCCATAGCCACGCCAGCGAGTTCGGAAGTACACTTATTAGACGCATACGCGACTCGATAGACCCATATGGGCCGGTTGTGTGTTAGTGGGGTTCTTACGGTCTCAGGACGGATAGAGTCATGGACGTGACCTCAGGAAAGCAGCCACCCCCAGGCAGATATGCCCGCGCCTTCTCGGAGCGCGTCCGCATGGCCAGGGCGCGGGAGAGGATGACCGAGCAAGCGTTGGCTGATGCTTGTGGGATGTCCCGCACTTATCTCGGGAAGAGATTGAGGGACGATGTGCCCTTCACATTAAATGACATGGAAGTGCTCTGTAGGGTTTTGCGGATCAAGCCACCCAAACTCCCTGTAGAGGATTGAGCGCCCCGAGGGCTCTACGCTTCGATCTGCGGGCGCAGCATGGCACTCAGTGACTCCATGCCCTCTATGAGTCTGCCGCTGTCTGTGCGCGTCTTGTAGGACCGCGTCATGGCCCGCGTGGAGTGTCCGACGATTGCCTGGATGATGTCTTCCGGAACCTTGGCGGCATACAGGAGTTCGACGGTGGTATGCCTAGCACCGTGGAGTACGACGTCGGCAGGGAGCCCAGCCTTGGCGAGTACCGCGGACCATGCCTTCGTTGCCCCGTCAGGGTCCCATGGGAGTCCGTTGCGGGTAAACACGAGCCCGCCTTCCCGGTCGCCAATCTGGAGCCGCAGAATGTCACTCAGCGGGTGGACAAGGGGGATGACGCGCCAGCCCGCGTTCGACTTGGGGCGCGTGAGGTAAAGCGTCGAGCCGAGTTTCCGATACTCCCAGTCTGCCGGCGCTTTGGAGATGTCCGTGATGCGCTGGAGTTGCCACGACAGATCGAGCACGACGCCGACACGGTCAATCTCAAGTCCAAGGATCTCCCCGCGGCGCGCACCTGTCAGGAGGTAGGTGGCCCACATTGCGGCGTCCTGCTTGTCCTGCTCATTATCCCCATCGAGTAGTGTCCCCAGATATTGCAGGAGTTTGACCGCTTGTGGTGCATCGAGGGCTTTCTGTTCGGCTACGCGCTTGCGGGGCCGGTCTACGAGGTCGCAGGGATTGTCGGTTAGCTTCCCCTCGCGCAGTGCCACCTTGAGCGCGGCGGATAGGGCGTTGTGTGCCAGTAGTGCGTAAGTGCTGGACAGCATGACCGTCTCGGGCGGCAGGTCGGTTCGGCCCCGGAGTTCCGGATCTTTGGGCGTTGACTGCATGACGGCATGGAGTGAGCGGATGTCTTGGGCTGTGAGTTTATCCAGGCGCTTCTTCCCAAGCAGCGGGACGATGTACCCGTTGACGACGGTCTTATATCCGGCGAGCGTCTTGGGGCGGATCTTCAGTGGGGCAATGTCGTCCATCCAGTGCGCCATCCATTTGGCTACAGTGGTGGAACTCGTGGCGATGTTGCCGTGCTTTTCCAGTTCGGCTTTGATCTTGCGCATTTCCCTGACGACTTCACCGTGGTCTTTGCGGCAGATCACTTTGCGCCGGCGCTTCCCCTCAATCTCAGGGAGCTCCACGGCGGTGCACCACATGCCATCCTTGCGCTGGTAGACGGCACTCTCACCCTTTGGGCGCCTTCGCTTGGCAAGCTTGCGCCGTTCGCTGAGTTCGGCAAATTCGTCAGCCAACCATTGCGAGGGTTCTTCGCCGCGCTCTTTGAGCTTGCGCAGTACAACCCTGTCGGCAACCCAGTTTCGCTCGTCCTCTTGCGTCCATTTCACGGCCATGCACCTTACGTTAGCCTATCCGTTAGCCAATGTCAGCGTCCGCTAGCCTACGGTACTGAATACAGAACCGCTAGATTCCGGGGTTTTTGGCTAGATTCCGCGGTCTGATAACCCTTATTCTATCAACCGCGCACGACTCATAATCGTGAGGTCGGGAGATCGAGCCTCCCCACCGCTACAGACGGAAATCCCCTAGAACTCAACGGTTCTGGGGGATTTTTGCTTGTTCGGACGAGTGCTAAAACGGGCTGAGAATAGCCATCCCTTTAGCCTATGACCCCTCGCCGTCTCAGCACATCCCAGCCCACCACAGCACACCTCACCAACCCCGGCGCACACGAAAAAGCCGCCCCCACCAACCCGCGAGGGCTGATGGGGGCGTTGGTGCGTGCTGCCTATTAATTGTCGGAGGGTCCTGCTACTGTCTGGTGATGATTATCCCCCCGAAGGAAGATCATAGGATGCCCCAGTTTTGAGACCACTGGGGCATCCCCTTAACCCCCGCCAGAGGATTACAGAACCGGAGCCCATTCGTAGGCATCCGCTGCGTTCTTTCGGCAGATGTAAGCCTGGTCAGCGACACCCACGCCGCCTACGACTCGCACCATCCGGCCGCGCAATCCTGATGCTGCGGTAGGCAGTGCAGAGACTGTCGCCAGTGGTGTGACTGGTGCAATGGCTATGGTGTCCGTGCTGCCCACGGTGGGGAACGCGCCACCGCTGATTACTCGATTGTTTGCGACATTGAACCCATTGAAACTGGCGCCTGTTATTACGGTGGCCGTGGTGGTGTTGCCGGTGAAGATGTTGTCTACCATCGTCACTGATCGTGCAAATTCCCCCACATCCATTCCGAGTGTGTTGTTCATGAACGTGTTGCCTTGGATTATCAGGGTGTTCGTCGCGTGCGTCGCCGTGCGGATAACCAGGCCCACAGCGCAGCCCGAGAAGACATTCCCCCTGACCGTGTTGTGATAAGTGCATTGCACTGCCCAACCGCCAGTTATGCCTTCGAATATGTTCCCTTCGATCAGGGACGCCGTTCCAGCCTTGTAGATGCCGGTCACACAGCCACGAAAAGTGTTCCCTGAGATGACGGAAGCCCCAGTATCTCCTGTCTCGAAGTTTCCAATGCCCGCGGTTGTGGTGAAGGTGTTGTTCGTGATGCTGGCACGAGCCCTTGAGAGGTGAATGCCCGTATTGTCAGCGTCACTCCCATAGATCGTGTTGCCAGTGATGATGACTTCACCGACCCTTATCCCTGTGTCGCCGGCTGTTGCGTCGATAGTGGTATTGATCTGCACGCCGGAGTACGAGGCAAGCAGTGTGTTACCCGTGACGACGATCCGTCGTGGGCAGGCCTCGGCTCGACGGGTGTCGCCGTCGATGAGGATGCACTGGTCGCCTGCGATGGTGTTGCCGGTGACTGCCGCGTCGATGATGTTATTGCGGAACTTCACCGCGCCGCGTACAGGACCACCGGCGGCGCCGTTGTGGTAGGTGGGGTCGTCGTCGATGATATTGCCCTGCACTATCAGCCTGGATGATGTGGCGAGGACATTGTATGGTGCGGTCGTGCCTAGGTCGCCTGAGAAGTAGATGGCATGGTCGCCGAACTTCTCCAGTCGGTTGTTTATGAAGGCGATGCGCGAGCCGACACCCACAAGGCATGAGCCTCGTGCGTTGTAGACGTGGACGTTGCGGACGGTGGAGTTGCTGTTGGCCTGAACGCAGGAGAGCAGGTTGGACTGTGCTGTTGCGGGGTTGAAGCCGCCGTCAATGCTGAGATCAGAGAGGGTCGCCCCGGTGGCGTCAATGACCCCACCTTCGCCGCCAGAGTCGAGCTTGAGCATGGTTGTGCCGACGCCTGAGCCGTAAATCGAACGCCGCTTCTGCGTGTTCAGCAGTGCGAAGCCGGTTGCCGCGACCAGTCGGTACGTGCCAGGGGGCAGGTAAACGTCACGGTCAGTAGCCAGCGCTGCGTTGATGGCCGCCGTGTCGTTGGCGATACCGTCGCCCACTGCGCCAAAGGTAGAGTCGCGAACGTTAGCAGGTCGGCGATCGAGGCCAATCGTGGCGTCAAGTGCCACGCGGGTATCCGATCCGGGGTCGTCTATTCTGGCTGCTGTTGCCCCGTCCAGCGCGACCGCTGTGAGGGGTTGGGGGTCAAGGAATCCCATAGTGCGCTCCTACGTAACGGTGATCGGTGGGCGGTTGCTGACGAGCCCGGTTACAGGGTCGCGGGTCACCGCGGGCTGGGTGAACGTGACGGTCGGAGCGCCAGCACGGGTGATCTGGTACGCGGACACGCTGCCAGGGAACGACACCGAAGCGGTCCCCGAGTATGTTCCCTCCACTCCGTCCGGCCACTCGACCACAGCCGACGTCGGGGCTCCGTTCACATCCCGGGTCACCGCGCCCGCGAACAGTTGTGACGGGTCACGGGCGAGCTGCAGCAGTGCCGCCTCCAGATCATTCTCGAGCTGGGTCAACCGTGCCGCTGACAAGGGCGTGTTGCCGAGTACCCCGTCATTCCAGTTCCGTTTCGCCATCAGATGTTCCCTCCGAGATCCCGCACAGCCCGCTTCAAATCGGCTATGTCTTGTGCTTGCTGTTGGACGACGGGCAGCAGCGCCACTCCGAGGAGGTCATACCGGACACCGTCGATCTCCCCGCCGTAACGGGTCACAATCTCCGGGAGGTGCTTATCGACTTCCTCAGCGATGAGCCCGAGTTCGTTCTTCACGCCCTCGAACCGTTGTGGTGGGCCTTCCAGCCTCACACCATCAGCGTCTTCCGGATATTGGTAGGTGGGTTTGCGGTCGTAGATCACCGAGCGGAGGTTCAGCACTGCGTCACCAAGGCTGGTGTCGCGAACGTTTTCCTTGTACTTGATGGAGGACGTATTTCGACCGAAGTGGAACCCGCCGTCGTTGCCCACCCATAGGGCATAGAACTCGGTCCCGGCGACAGTGTTAGTCCACCCGTACTGTGACCCGTCAGCCTGGGCAGCATGGGTCGCTTCCGTGGCGTTCACCGCATTCGTTGCGTTCGCGACGGCTGAGGTGACGAGTGGGGCGAAGTTGGTTGGCTTGTCTGCGACGAGATCCCACGTCACTGCCTGCGCCCCGAGCTTCACCCATGCAGCCCCGACCAAGACTTCCACCCCGTACTCGCCGGGGTCAGTCTCCAACAAGGCGCCGAAGCGGGCAACAGGGTTAGTGCCAGTCGAGTCGAGCGCCGTGAACGTACCGTCAGTAGGGTCAACCTGCACCCCGACAGTTCCATCCTCACGCTTGAACTGCATCATCCCGTTCACGAGAATGCCGTTCGGGATCACACCGATACCCGCCGTCGCCAGGACGTTCGCGGCAGAGAACTGCTGCACTGCCTTTTCTAGTTCCTGCAGCCTGCGGATCTGTGAATCCTCGCCGGGGAACTGTCCACCGGGCATGCCTGGTTGGCGCATCAGACTCCCTCGATGTTAGTCACGTCAATGAGCGGTGTGATGGTCGTTTCAGTGAGCTCCCACCCGACACAACGAGCCGTGCCAACGAGTACGCCGGGGAACTCGGGTGCCTCGATGCTAAAGCCGATGTCGTCACCGATGTTCCAGTCACGGCCGAGCTTGGGGCCTTCCTCACGGTTCGCCGTCAACGCGAGCGCGAGAGTGCCATCCTTCATCGCGGCCAGTGCCCGTTGCGCGTGGGAGGTCAGGGTGTCAACTTCCTTGATCGACGTCGAGGGGGTCCACCTGTACTCAAACCGTGGCCGCTGATCAGTCGTGTTCGTCTGATGCGGCGACTGCGGGCGGGCATCCTCCACACCGGAAGACACCGCCATCACATCATTCGCGCCCTCATCCGACCCGTACCCCTCGATCAACTCAGCATCCAACACAGAGCCGGGGAGATAGAACTGCGCTGCCGCGCCAAGCCCAGCCGGGGGAGCCGTACCGATCCGGTCAGAGACGGTCAAGACAAGGCCTAACTGCCGCTCATCCACCCACTCCCACCGGACAGTCCACTCCGACCCGCCAAGGACACCAGAGAGGTCACTGAGGACCGAGTACAGCGTCTTATCCTCGGCGTCCTTGAACACCCGGTCACGGGCCACACCGTTCCCGCCGATGATCTCCACCCGCAGAGGCAGCCCACGCTTAGTCCCGGTCTTCGCGTACTTCTCCGCGAGGTACTGCACGACGATGTTCTGCGCTGTTGCGTTGAAGTCCTCATCCCCGACGTAGACGCGGTCGAAGTATGCCTCAGCCGTGACGAGGGACATTGCCACGCCCGCGCCGGCTACCCGGTTGCGGCGGATAACCATCCCACCCCACAACGGCAGTCCGCGGGGTTCGTTTTCTTCCGGCTCGCCCAATGCCACCAGGAACACGGCGCCCGGACGTGTGGCCGTCTTCCAGTTCGGCGGCGGCATTGTGGTCTCATCCTCTGGGTCCCACGTCGGCAGTTTCGCCGTCTGAGACTCATACCGCATCAACGTCTGCTTCAGCGCCCCATCAACCTGCAGGGTGGGAAGGTCGGCGATGATGCTCCCGTCGTTCGCATTCACAGAAAGCCACGAGAGCATCTACGCCTCCTACTATTCGGTTATGGTCTAGGGACTAAGCGCGATGGTCAGGCTTGCCCTTGATGCGATCCAGTGACGCCGTCGCAATCCGGGCTGCTTCTTCCGCCGTGGTGCTGGTGTTGATGTTCATGACGATTGGCGAAGCAGTCTTGGGATTTGGCAGCGGGTCCACTGTGCCACCCGGGGACGCCTGGGTGGTGTTGGGTATGGCCAGCAGGCCGCCACCCAAGCCCAGGACCGCAGCGGACAGCAGGAGCCATAGCTGCGAATCTTCCGGGCCGACGAGGCCGAAGAATGCGAGCAGTGGCATAGCGGCAGCGATGATGCCATAGATGTAGCGCCTGACTTCCGGGCGTGTGATGATCACTTTGCCCCCTCCACGGTGACGTCCACGGGCTCGACGTCGATGCTGTCGGGGACATCCACGGACTTGATTCCGGCATCCAGGATCGCGTCGAACTTCTTTGCGACCTGCAGTGCAAGTTGCTCCGCGTCGATGGGACCGGCGTTCGCCTCTGCGTATGCCTTGAAGGAGTCCCGCAACGCCGAGCGTGTCTCGTTGATTGACGCCTCGTGGTACTGCTTGAAAAGTGTGGTTGTGAAGCTGTAAATCTTGTCGATGGACGCCTTGTGGTACTGGGCGAACAGGGTGGTGGTGAACTCGTAGATCTTGTCTACAGCAGCCATGTCAAGCTCCTCTTGTGGTGCGCTCTGAAAGGTGATGCCCCCGCCGATTGCTTCGGCATAGGCGGAAAGGAACAGGTCCCAGTCAAAGTGAGACCCTGGGTCGTATCGTGTGCCGGGGTTGGTTTCCCCGTGCCCGTAGAAGCCTGGGCTGGAGCCCGCGATGGCCTCTGTCGCGCTGATCCGGACTGCAGGGGTAGGCGATGCGAGGTACCCGTCTGCTACGGCCGTCTGCACCATGAGTGCTGCTGCGTGGGCCATGTTCACGACGACAGCGCGGCGGCGTTCCGGGGTCATCTCCAACCAGCGTGCAGCCTGCAAGCAGCCAGATACGGACATGGCGTGCGGGTTGTTCGTGGTATCCGCCCACGTCGCATACCGGGGGTGCACGAGCGGGACTATGCTGTCCGCATCGGCTGTGGTGTGGTAGCTGCCGTAGTCGGTACGCCGGCCAAGAAAAGCAGCGTTGTTCTCAGCGTTGTTGTCTACACCCTCAAAGTCGGTGATGGCCTCAGAGGTGTGCACGCCGATGACACCGGAGAGGTGCACGCCCGGAGCTCCGAGCGGTGCGCGTTCCCACCCGTACTGGGGGGTGTTCGGGTTCGGATTGTCCTGCAGGTAGAAACTCATGGGTTCCCCACTATCGGCCCGGATGATTCGCACGTGTATGTGGAGGATCCGGGAGGGTTTGGTGTGCACGTGTAGGCGGTGCCGGTCTTGTCAGTGAACGTGAATGATGTCGGGGACTGGCCGTCCGCGCCGGGGGTTCCCGGTTCGCCCTGTGGGCCTTGGGGTCCGGTCGAGCCTGGGACACCTTGCGGGCCTGTCTCTCCGGGTACGCCTTGCGGCCCTGTCGCGCCTGTCGCGCCGGTCAATCCAGTGGCGCCCGGTGGTCCGTCTGCGCCGTCAGCACCATTGGCTCCGGGAGGGCCGGTGGCACCCGCGTTTCCAGCGTCGCCCTTGCTGCCCTGTGGTCCGGGTATTCCTTGCGGCCCTGGGTCTCCGTCAACACCGTCAACGCCGTTCCTGCCATCAGCACCCTTGGGGCCGGGAGGTCCGGGAACAAGCTCAGTCGGGGCGGCCGCTATCTGGTCGGCCTTCTCGCAAAGGTTCCGGTCATCAATCACCAGTTGCCCGGTAGCGCACGCCTGCTTGACCTGCTCCGCGAGCGTTGCCGCGTTCGACTGCGCGACCTGGCCGCGCTGGGCCGCGAACGTCCCCCACATGAACACCGAAAGCAGCAGGGATATGGCAAGGACCGCGACTATTGAAGCGTATAGGTTGCGTTTCCGCCTGATAGCCGCCGTGTCCGACCGGGTCTGCGTTGTTTCAGTCATGCTTTCATGCCACCTTTCTTGGGGTACATGCAGTCCATGAGTGCCGAATACGTGGCGCGTTCCTTGGCTTCCGACTCGGACAGTTGCTTCTTGAGTCCCGCGATCTCGGTGTCCTTGCGGGTGATTTCTTCATCCTTGCGGGCAATGATGGTTTCCGTGTCTGCCCGGACGGCACGTGATTCCCGGAGCCAAAGCCACAAGAACGCGCCGATGACGATGAGTCCGAGACCGAAAAGTCCCATCTGCGCCAGATAGGAGGATGTGATGTCGGTTGCTGCTTGTTCCACACGTTTGGCCCTCCCTACCTGTTAGGGCAGGTATCCCTTGTCGTCGATGGTCAGGACACGGTTTGAGACGTCGATGCCGACCGTCATCCCAGGGACGCGCTGCATGGTCGCCAGGATCCGGAGGGTCTCATCTACCGCTGGGGTGTACAGTCCGCGGGCAAGAGTCGTGCTGCCCGCGCCACCTTGCGGGCTCGTCCAGTGCGTCCGGTCCTCGAAGGTCGTGATGCCGACTACCCCGCCTGACCCGACCGTCTGCGTCTTCAGCTTCAGAGCGAACCCCTGGTTGGCTGCACTGGCTATCGTGTTGATCTGGTACACAACCTCGTACTTGTGTCCCTTGATGAGCGCCACCGACGCAATGGCATCCATGGCCACCTCGGTGCCGACGATGCCAACAGAGGTTAGATTGTTGTCGTCGTGCCCGACGAACCCGCCAACGACGCGGTTGTAAGCCGTCCCGTCATGGCAGTAGAGCGGGTCGCCGGGGAGGTCCATGCGCCGGATCGTGAACCCGTCGTAAGGGGTGAACGTTGCAAGGTCCGCGGCGTCATAGACCGGCTGGATACCGCCAGCCGCAACAAACACTGCCGGATTACGAACCACAGTTGGGGAGCCACCGCCAGAGACTGGGACGCTGATGGTGCCCACAAGGAACGAACGGGCGGGCAGGGCTGGTGCTACGGGGGTGGATGCTGGGGTGCCGGCGAGGTATAAGAC